CATTAACTCTGTTAACAGGGTAGGAATCAACTCCAAACTGTATTGGGCTAACTTGCTTAGCAGCGAGGGTTAACCCATTTGGGGTTTGTCCGTCCAGAACTCCCTCTGGAACAGAATCAAAATGAACTTCAAATTGATAGACCCTTACTGAATCTAAGGCGTAAGATAATTTTGGAACACCTGTCCCATTTGCTATGCCTCTTTCTGTTTTAAATACTGGATTTTGACTTACCATTTATTTGCTCCTTATAGGTTTCCCATCTTGGCTGCTTGGTTAGTGAGGTTTACCTCAAATACAATCATCTCTGCCGCCTTGGTAGGCTTAATCAAAACCTTACACCACAGCTCATTTCTATCTACTCGTACAGCAGTATTAGTAGTATCATCACATACTACGCGGAAGTCTGTTATACCTCTCCTACTCTTAATATCGCTAACCAGTGGGTTCACAGCGGCTTCTACTCTAGCCCAAGTAAACTCATCATTTGGTTCGAATACGAATGTTTGTGTTGCTGCAAAAATTACCTTCTTAAGGAAAATCATTAGCCGTCGAACATTGATTCTATCTAGAGCAGTAGCGGCTCTTTGTGTAGTTCTTTGTCCAAATATTGTCAGACCCCGCTGTGGGAACTTGACGATTGGATTAATTACATTACCACCACTATACATAGAGTCTCTTTCTCCCTTATTAAGAGTAACTTCTGCTTCAGTTGCTTTTGTTAGCCGTCCTCTTTGGAAGCCAGCAGGAGCAAACCATGTTTCTGCTTTACCATCAGTATCGCACATAGCCTTAACTCCATAAATAGCTGGGTCCATCCACCTATTCTTGCCTTCAAAAACATCAAAGACCTTCAACCAGGGCCAGTACACCGCAGCATAAGAGCTGTTTAGCGCACTTCCTCTTGAGGTCGCCAGCCCGTTAGTCCAGTCGATGGCATTTTGTACCGTACCGACACCGTAGGGGGGAGACAATACTGCGATGAAGTCTTGGGTAGCTTCAGCCTTAGTAACAAGAGCATTCTGTGATGCTTCCTGTGTAATCCCAGGAATCGCCACAATTGAGATATTTAGCGCCTCATTGTCCAGTGCCTCTATACCCGTTTTCTTACCATCAGCTTGAGTTGTTCCTATTATTGCAGTGTTAATCGTAGCATCTGTTGTTGGAATTCCGCTGTCTCCATTAGTTAAATCAACTTTTTGTTGAAGAAGTTTAACGAATCTTGGAGCTACCTGAGTTTCGCCTCCACCTGCCTTAACTCCATCTCCGCTTACCCAAGTACCCTTTACTGCACGACCATAAGTTCCAGTAAATACCAATCCTCCATCAAGACCACCACCAACGGCGGAAACGGAGTTTACAAATTGTCCCATACCAGAGGCAACATAATCAGGATGTCCTACTTCTCCAGAAATTCCACTTGTTAAGTATGCGTAAACATGTTCAGATTTAGGATCAAGAACGGTACTATTTAATACACTTTCCATAAAATCTGTACCACTAACTAAGGTTTGTTTGAATGTTTCAGCTACAACACCATCGTTTACAATATTAACTTGGAACCTATCACCTCCGAGGGCTTTAGTTTCAGCTTGAACTCCACTTGTACCACCAGTCGGAATTGTCCCAGCATTATATCCAGCACCAGTATGTAAAGTTTTAACCACATAACCAAGACTAGAGGCCACACCAGTGGTCTGATTAGCATCGGGATCTTCTGCTAAAAATGTTGTTCCATAAGTTTTTGCTCGGTAAGAATATCCGTTACCCGTGTCTTCTCCTCCTCCAGCACCGACGCTCATACCACAACAATCAATAACCTTGAAAACCTTTAACCCTGTTGTTCTATCGCTATCAGAATAAGCAGACGCTTCTATGTAGGCATTTGATCCAGCAAAAGATCCTACTAAGAATGCGCTAGTATCAGGCGATCCATCACCACTTACTCCAAATTGAATACCTACCTTTGCATCGTCAACTTCTCCACCACCAATAATTTTTCTCAAAGCAAGTTGACCAAATGCAGAAGGATCAGTTGCTGTAAGTGTTCCAGCAGGAATATCATACTTTCTAGCTTCAGGGAATGCGGAAACACCATTATTATCCACTACTTGAATAGAAAGATATAAATCCTTATCTACACCCCAATCACCATAACCAACAGCACCCGCAAAACCATCATCAGCAGCGATTGGACCAGAGACAACAAGAGCAGGACAACCTCCAAACTGTAGAACACCCGAAGCGGCAGCAGCGTTACTATCTGCTGCCCTAACAAAATATAGAGAGTCTGTGCTCTCTAGAATTTCTACCGCAGCCTCAAGAGCTTGACCAGTAATGGCTTCTCTTGGAGAACCAAAAGTTTGAACTAATTGGTGAGGGCTGGTAATAAGAGTTGCTACACCACTTGGGCCTCTATCTGCAAAACCAACAAGACCTACAACTGAGGTACTTATTGGTGGTGTATATTCAGAAATATCCTTTTCTATAACATATACGCCTGGACTAACTATATTTGATGCCATATTTTATTTTCTATGCAGCTTCTACAGCTAGCATTCTCCTTTGTTGTAACTTTTGTACATGATCTGATACATACTTTTCAGGAACCACTAGGCTTTGGCCAGGAGCAAACCAAAAACCCTTAGAACCTGATTCTGTAACAAAATAAACCATTAAGCCTTGTAAGCTTTCGTTTGTAACTTTCTTCATTACCTGTAACTCCTAATATATCTACTTTTCCTACACCATAAATGGGAAAATATTTTTCTAACTCTCGTCTATACCTACTTCCGTCATAAATAATTCCAGTCTTCCAGTATTAGTGTACAGGAATCTAGTTGCTGGTAGATAAGTTTCAATTGAGATAGTAAACGATCTTCTAATAATTCTGTCCTCTCTTTCTCCTGGCTCAACTAATCCGTCATCAGTTTCCTCAAGCAGGAATGCGTTAGTAACAGAGTTATTCTTTGTTGGGACTGTTAAACTTGGATTAAATTTTCCTCTAATTTGTTCAACAAGCTGGTCCATATCTTCTTTATACTTAGTCCAAACATTTACACTATAAATAAGATTAACAGGCTTTGGAGCAAAACTTATTACTCTTTGTGCTCGTTGTTTCTTGTCATTCCAAACTACTTCATGAGCCATAATAGAATCATATCGCTGTCTTTTTCTATCATCATCAGTAGTGGTTTGGTTTACAGAAATTATGGGTAATATAATATTATTTTCTTGAGCTAATTTAGCAATAGTTCGCTCTGGATTAGCGTGAATACTACGAACTTTAGTAATTTTATTTTCTGAATTTACATAACTTAAATTACCAAAAAGGTGTATCATCTCTCTTAAAGTTTCTTTATAAATTGTTGTTGCTATTTTAACAGCATTACTTGAGTACTCAGTTTGTGCTGCATTTATAAGAGTTTTTAAGTTTTGTTGTCTTTGAACTACGGTATTCCTAGAAGCCACAAAAGGCTCATCTATGTCTCTTGTATCTTCACTAAGAGCGGCTAATTTTATCTCTTTTGTAAGAGTAATATTCTTTTGCAAAGCTGTTCCACGATCAAGGGATATATCTTTAGTAACTCTACTGAAGTCTGGTAGAATTACACTTAAAATACCCGTAAACCCCGCGTCCGTCACCCCAGAAAGGTCCACCTTATAGAAGCCCGCCGCGTCAGTAGTAGCAGTAAACCCGCTCAAATCTACTGTAGCATTTTGTATAGCAAATCCGTCTTGATCTGTAACTGTACCGTAAACTACAGCCCCATTAACATAAACAAATAGTACTCCCATTATGTCACCTCAGGAGATAGATAGAATATTGGGTTCACGCTTTGAATAACTGTACTCCCGTATACGGGACTGGCACCAAAAGCTATATTAATAAATAATGGGATAGAGTCTAGCCCAAATGCAGAATAACCTTCAGTAAATAAAGTTGCCCATGTTGCCCCAGAATCTTGAGTAATAAGAGGTGCAACATTAGTAAATTTTATTGTAAACTCATCAATTAGTTCACCTTCGATATTGTTCCCCGCTTCATTCTTTAATGTTCCAAATCCATCTGCTGCTCCAATATAGCCATAAACAAGTGGGGTATCAACATCAAAATCAGATCCATAAATATATAAATCGAAAGGGCCTTCCCCTATTGCTACGGTTACTGGGGACACACCGATGATCCTAGGTTTTGTAGGATCTTTTTTAAGAGTATTGCCCCCTAATTTATAAATTCTTGATTCATTAAAAGTAAAAGTATAGGCAGAAGAAGGATCCCCGATACCAGCAGTACCCGTGGACATTCGTTGATCCGTCGCCGTTGGTAGCATTATCCCTGTCTGGTGATATTTTTGTACTGTTTTTGGGGACTTTAATAATACATCCGTACTACGGGGAACGGTAGGTTTCTCGTCATAAGAACAAACAGATAAGTATAGTGGTCGATTCGTAAAAGTATCTGGGTCAATACTTTGTTGATTTACATTCCAAAATTTAACTGTCTGTCCCGCAGATAGAAATAAAAGATCCTCTGTAGTGCCATCAGGTCTAGTTATTGAACTTACAGACGCACCACTAAATTCTACTGGGTCGGCTACATCACCGACCTCCTTCATAGAGCCACTAACATCAACCATACCAGAAGTAGAAAAGATATTTGCAGTATCCTGAGGAAGCCCACTAAAATCAGTTATACCGAAATAATACCTCTTATCTGGTGCTCTTCCCGCCTTACCAAATCTATCTACGGACTCCCAAATATTGAATCCATTCACACCACAAGTAGTGCAATCTCTATCTAAATCTTCTAGCATCATTCTAGGATGGCTATACGGGGTCATACCTTCATCGACTGTATCCTCATCGTATAGGTATCCCGAAGACTCTAACCCAGTTTCCCATACTGTTACAGGCATAGCATCAATTCCATTTCCTGAAGCCCAGACTACTGGGCCACCATCATATAAAGTTTCACCAGATAAATCATAATATTCTTGTAATGCTTCTTTAAAAGTATATTGATTATCTGGCGGATTACCTTGTTTTATAGACCATTTTTGTCCATCTGGAAGACCATCAAGACCCATACCTTGCCAGGTAGGATACCAACCCAAAGGAAGCAAATTCCCATAAGACCCCAAAGAATAAACCCTCGCAGCCTGAGAAGCATCAAATCCCCATGTCTCTGTTAGAGTTTTTGGTGGCCACCATTTTACTCCTACAGATGCGTCTGTATCATTAGCTCTAATATGATCCATCATTGCAGATACTGTCAATGGCAAATATGGGGGTGGATTCGCCTCTACTTGTTGATACGGTACAGCGTCTGCCACTAGAGAAAGATGAAGAAATTTATAAAAATCTCCTAGTTTAGTTGAGGACTGTCTTATACCTATCGAGGTATCCCAAGCACTGGTGCCAGTAACTCCTAAATCCCAACCACGGTAGTTCATAGAAGAAAGTCCCATGTTCCAACCTGTATTAGAACTGTAGACATACAGTGGGGTAGCTCTCATAGTAGCATTTGCAATATTGTTACTCGGAGCGGCAACTTGTCCTACACTAGAAAAAACTGCCCAAGAAGCAACATCTGGTATAGGATATCCGTTAGCTGCCATAGTGGTAGGATCGTGCCAATGAACAGCAGAAACACCCCCCTGATTACCCTTGGGTTCTCCAGGGTCTTCACCTGGCCCGCTAACCCATTGGTGCTCTCCTGCTATAAAAGCTTTATCTTTTCCCCACCGAGTTTGCCAGTTGGCCAGTACTGTAGGGTCTTCTTCTCCTAGTATATTTTCTGGATCTCTGTACAACCAAGCAGCATACTTTTCTGCTAAAACAGCACTAGGTTTTGCTTGTGGGAATTCTGGATAAAACATTTCCATAGAAAATTTGTAATATAGTATATTAGTTTTATCCTTCATTAATTTTCCGAGTTCATACATAAACTGTAAGAACCCAGAAGTACTTCCTACATCAGCCATATAATCATATTTTTGTCCAATGTAGTGGGAGTGGTACTGATTAGTTTCATTAAGGAAACAATCTTGAGCGCCACCACCTTGATTTTGTTGTTTTATAAAAGGTCCAAGATCGCAGTATCCATTGACATTAGTTCTTTCACCTACTCCAGTAGGCCACCCACCCCATTGGTGTACCACATTTAGTGTGTAGTCTAGGGCTGTATCAGCACCATCCACATCGCTTTTACTAGTTCCAGATGGGCAAGGTCCGTCCCCACCCTTTATATTAAAAATTGCTGATAAACCATTTTCATTGGCAATATCCACAGCACAAGTTAAGTAGGTAGTCCCGCAAGTATTTAATGAGGAAGCTCCTTCAACACCACCAGCAACGCCACTAGGGTCCCATACACCAATAATATCTCCCCAGTTAACCCAGAAACCTACGGAAGTAAAACCTTTTGCTTTAAAAAAGGTAAAATCCTCGCGCATTCTATCAAAGTCTTGTTCCTTATTATTAGAGAAATAATGGAAACTAGGCTGAACATAAGAAAAGCCTCTATGTTTTGGGAGATTAACCATTTTCTAAGAAGCCCCCTGGCCTATCAATAGTATCAGTCAAGGGCGTATCTTGAACATCTTCTGAATCCCTGAGAATCTTCGCGGAACATATTAGATGGTATACTCCATAGGCTTCAAAGCTATCTTCCTGTACTTGGAAAATTTCCCATTTCCAATTTTGGAAGTAAGGCTTTATTTGATCCCCAGGTATCGGAGTCCTTTGCAGGAGTCGTTCGATGTAACTTTTATTAAAGATAAAAAATTGATCGTTAGTAAGTTCCAATCCAAACTGAGATAAGTTCTCTTCCAAGACCTTTGGATCGTAATGTCCGTAAACAGTTAAAGCTTCCTTTGCTACTGGCTTATTTCTAGCCTCCATATACACTGGATCGTAGTCTTCACTTTGAAAATACTTATAGTAATGGAATTTTGATCCTGATAATTTAATAATTTCATCATCGATAAGATTAAACAATCCAATATCTGGATTATTAGGATCAAAAAGATTTAGTTCCCCATCACTAATATCATCAATATTAGAGAGAGGGGGTACATTTGTAGATATCTTAAAATTTTTCTTTTCCATTAGAAGACTGTGAATGCGGGAGGTTCTTCAAGCTCATTACGAAGTTCTTCTTCTAGTGCTGCTTTTTCGCTCATACTTTCTTGTTTTAAGTCTGAGCCATTTAACATTGATCCACCACCTGGGCCAGGAAGTGTCGCATACTTTCCTCTTATCTCTCCGAGAATCCCCTTTGCAACCGCTAGGGCATATCTTTGTATCCAGTTTCTGTACGCTGGGTGAATTGTGTTAGAATCCAATGCTCTGTAAACAATTACTACACCTTGTGGAGTTATAACAGGTGCTGGATATATTTGAAGATATTTATTATTAAGTACATTGAAACCACCTTCTTGTCCTAGAATTTTTCTTAATTGTTCTAGGTGTTGTTGTAATAGATAAAAATCTCCTACACCAAAATTTTGAAACAAGAAGTTATCTTGGAAATATTTAATAAAGAAATCAAATTCTAGAGTACCAGCTTGTTGTTGAATAGTTAGTAAAGTCTTTTTGTAAACTACATACTCTAAATTATTTAACATATATTGAGGCAGTTCATAAATATTTATGCCAGCTGAAGCATCGAACGCCGCCATCTGCATCGTCCACATAGGAGCATGAAATTCAAATTTTGATATTGATTCATCAATTGAACTTTTTAATTGAAAGGGTGTTAATTCTACACGGATTACTGGGTGGCCTAGCCTCCCCAAAATGAAACTCTTAATGTATTCTTCAAAATCATTGAACTCTATTCCATCAGATATATTTGTAGTCCCTAATTTACTGGTATCAATTTCAGTATGAGGAACTAAATCAGTTACATTTGTTCCTCGATTTTCTGAAAAACTATCACCGTAAATC